GAGTTGTTTTCGGACCGACGAGAATTCCTCGAAGGACGGAAGCTGACCGGCGTCGAGCTCGTCGCCGAACTCCAAGGCGATTTCGTCGAGGTTGGTCTTCAGGTCGTCGGGCAAACCGTTGACGGTGACCTCCTGGACGGTCTTGTCCGGGAGGCCGTCGAGGACGTCTTCCTTGTCGCGTTTGACCATGACGCGGCGTAATCGCTCGGCGGCCTCGGGGTCGGGCGAGCCGGCAAAGTCATAGCCGCCGAAACGCTGCTTCGAACCGTTGTACAAGTCGATGAAGTTGCCCCAGTAATCGAAGACATCAAAGGCCATCTCTCCGGCCGACAGTGTTCCCCACAGATCCATCGGTCGATTGGGGAGCGGCGTTCCGGTCAGAAGCCACACTTTCTCGGTCTGCTCGGCGATCGTTTTGAACCGTCGAGTCCGCTGAGCCTTCCGGTTTTTGAACGCATGGGCTTCGTCGCCGATTACGACGTCGACTTGGTCCCACTCTCCATCGAGATCGACTCCCTGGTCGTCGTAGTCGCCGTCCCAGTCCTCGTCGATTGCACCGGGGAGTCGGGCGTAGTTCACAACGACGATCTCTCCGTCCTCGGGCGGTCGGATTTCGCCGGTGTCGGGAATCGTGACGTCGAACTCGTCACCTCGCCATTTCTCGACTTCGTCCCGCCAGACGTACTTGACGGAGTTCGGACAGGTCACGACTACCGACGCGTCTTCCGGGAGCGCTAAGATCGCCTGCATCGTCTTGCCGAGGCCCATATCGTCGGCGAGGAGCGCTTTGTCGTGAGCGCACAAGAATTCGATCCCGTCGAGTTGGTAGTCGTACGCCCCTTTATCTTTGGCGTCCTCAATCCGCTGCTCGACGGTCTCGTCGAGATCGTATCGTCGGAGCTCGTCTCGGATATCGAGGTCGAGTTTGTCGGCGAGCTCGAGGACTCTCGGGCGGTCGGCCGGGTCGGAAGAGACCTGCCAAAGTTTGCGGTCGCCGTCGAAATCGGCGCCCGGCATCGATTTGACGAGCGAAAGGTTGTCCGGCTCGTACGGTGTGTCGACGACGAGTGTATTCGACTGGTCGTCGGCCCGGAGCTCGCGCGTCGGGTCACTCGGGTCGGCGAGTCCCTCCTCTTCGAGGCACTGCTCCGTCGAGCACACGCATCTCCACGAGCCGCTCGGCTGGTGAACGAGGCCGTCTCCTGCGGGCACTTGCTCGCCGCAGACGACGCAGTCGTCAGAATATTTATTCGGGAAGCTCATTCCGGTTCCTCCGGTTGGGTGAGCGATTCTGGGGCCGGGCTCAGTCCCGGCGCTATTTCAGTGTCACGCATGTCGCAGGTCAGCTCAACAGCCGATTTGGCCTCGGTCGGTCACCCGAGCTCGACCTCGTCGTCCTCGTCGAATCGGACCCGGAGTCGCTGTCCGTATCGCGGGCCGGTCGACAGGTGGACCTTGACGGTCGAGTCGGTGCCGAGGAGCGGGTGGACCGCCTCGACGGTGCCGGTCTTGTCGACGCCGTTCTGGTCGAATCGAATCTCGTCGCCGCTGTCGAGCTGTTTGGCTTTTTTCGTCTCCATCGTCCGGTTCCTCCGGTTTGAGTGGGCCGGGCGAACTCCCGGCGCCCGTCCAGGGTCTCCAATCCTCAGCCGCCGGTCAACAGGAAATTGACAGGCCGCCGGCCACGTGCGACCCTACGACCCCCTACTCGAGGAACGAGACCCGGATACCGAGATGACAGCCAAGATCCTGGAGCCGCTCGAGCCGTTCTCGACGCCGGTCGACGAGCTGACGCTCGACGCGTCGAACGCCCGATTCCACACGTCCCGAAATATCGTCTCGATCGCGAATTCGCTCGACCAGTACGGCCAACGGACCCCGATCGTCTACCAGATCAAAGACGACGGTACGAAGGTGATCCGGAAAGGAAACGGGACGTACCGCGCGGCGGTCGAAGAGTTAGGTTGGGACGAGATCGCAGCGATCGGCGTCGAGGAGGACGACACGACGGCGACCGGGTACGCAATCGCCGACAACCGAACGGGCGAACTTGCGACCTGGGACGACGACAAACTGTTCGATCTGCTCGACAGTCTCGACGACGAAACGTTTGATGCGACCGGATTCACCGACGACGAGTTCAGAGAACTCGAGGCCGATTGGCACATCGAGCCCGAGGACCAGGACGAAATCGACGACTACGACGAGTCCGAAGACACATTCACTCTGGAGATCGAAGGGGTCACGATCCAGGACAAGGAGAAGGTCGCGGAAGCCGTACGGACCGGATTGAACGAAGCGGGGCTCGGGGAGTATGAGCTTACCTTCTACTGACGAAGAGCCGCCGCTGTACGTCTTGATTTCGTACGCGTATCTCCGGGACATCGCCGACGACCGCGTCCGAAAAATCTTGACCGACCCTCGGGTCGCGTACCTAATTGACTCCGGGGCATTCTCCGATCTCAACTCGGGCGACGACCCGATCGAGATCGAGCGCTACATTTCGTTCCTTGAGCGGTGGAACGATCACATCTGGGGCGCAATCCAGCTCGACGTCCTCGGAGATCCGGACGCGTCCGAGCGGAATCTCCATCAAATGATCGACGCCGGGTGCGACCCAATTCCGGTCCACGTCTGGGGCGATCGCCAGGAACGGATGGATGAGTTATTTGAACTTAGTCCGGTCGTCGCACTCGGGGGTCTCCGTCGGCCCGGTCGCGGGTGGGCGCCAAAATCGTACGTCAAACAGAAGATGGAGTGGTCTCGCGGCCGGCCGGTCCATTGGCTTGGGTACACCGACAAACAGATGGTAGCGAGCTTCCGTCCGTATTCGTTCGATTGTTCAAATGTTACATACGCCGAACGGATGGGCGAGGTTCACATCTACAACGGGGGCGGGACAATGGACAAAGTCATAAGTCCCCGGAAACGACGCGATCGCGGAAAAGGGCCTGGACCGGCTCCGCTCACCGCCGAACGTCAGCGGCTGATTGAGCGGTTGGGCTACACCGAGGAGGATTGGTACGACGAGCGAAAGTGGCGACGCACGAAAAGCCAAACCGGCCTCGAGGAGGACGACCACGTGGCATCTGCAGTGACTTGGAACTCTCATGTCCGGTACTGCCTCGATCTCCAGGACGTGCTCGGGGTCCGGTATTTTTTGGCCGTCGGCACCGACGACTGGGAGATGATCGACCGACAACTCACAATCGAGGGCTACGACGATGAGCGAGACCTTTGATGCGACGGTCTACTGTACAACATCGTTTATCGGATATCACCGATGGCCCAACGCGCCGAGAGACGTCGCGTTCCTCCGGGACCGCCATCGGCACCGGTTCAACGTCTTGGTCGAGGTCGGAGTCAACCATGACGACCGCGACGTCGAATTCATCTCGCTGAAACGACAGGTCGATACCCACGTCCACAAACTGCTGGGGGAGTTCGATGACGACCAGTGGAGTTGCGAGGAGTTTGCGCGGAAGCTCGCCACCCGCCTCAAGAAACATGCTGGTAGAGATGTACGCCGCGTCGAAGTAAGCGAAGACGGAGAAAACGGTGCGATCGTCCGACGCTAAGTTCCAGGCCGCTCAGATCGGCCTGTATCTCGGGGCGATCGTCACGGCCAATTTCGCGGTCTGGTACTGGGGACAGGCCGCGCTTCCGTTCACCGCGTTTCTTTTGATCCCGTTCGACCTCGTGACCCGCGACGTCTTACATGAGCGGTGGGAAGGCGGGCGGCTCTGGCCCAAGATGGCGGCGCTGATTTTCGGCGGGTCGGTACTTACTGCACTCCTTAATTGGGATGCCGTCTGGGTCGCTGTCGCGTCTTCTGCGTCGTTTTGTGCCGCGGGTGTGATCAATGCCGTGGGATTCGCCGTCCTGCGCCGCGCAGACCGTCTTGTTCGAATGAACACATCGAACTTCTTCGCCGCGATCGTCGATTCGGTCGTCTTCCCGATCGTCGCATTCGGCGTCGCGGGCACGTCGTGGTCGCTGTCGGTGTCGCAGGCCGCCGCAAAGTTCGTCGGCGGAATTGTATTCTCCTTCCTGTTCGTCAAGGTAATATGGGATGATTGAGATTACCAAACAGATTCGGTTCGAAGCGGCCCATCGCCTTCCCGATCACGACGGGAAATGCCAGCGACTCCACGGCCATTCGTGGGTCGGTCGGGTGTATCTTCGTGGAGCCCTCGACGATCTCAACGACAAAGGTCCACAGCGCGGGATGCTCGCCGACTTCGGACGAGTCGCCGACGTACTAAAGGACATCCGAGACCAGTACCTCGACCACCACCACCTCAACGAGTCGCTCGATTTGTATCCGACCTCCGAGAAAATTGCGGCGTGGCTGTTCAACAAAGTTACAAACCGAACGCGAAAACGCCACGGCGACGAACTCGCGCAGTATATATCGGCGACGGAGATCGAGGAGACGTGCACCAGCTCGGCGAAATATGAATCCAACCTCGACTCGGACCCGGATCACCACGCCTCGGTGTGGGAGGAGATCCGGGAAGTGAGGGAGTAATGCAACAAGACACGATCGACTCCGAACAAACCGCGGCCGGAGGGCTCGATAAGGACGAGTATTTCGTCTCCGAGATCTTCTATTCGATTCAGGGCGAGGGCGTGAATATTGGCGAGCCGATGGTGTTCGTCCGGTTCGGCGGTTGTAATCTCCGGTGCCGGAAGGAATCGGTCGGCTTCGACTGCGACACGGACTTTCAGTCGGGACAAGTCATGTCGGCCGACGAGATCGCCGGACGGGTCCATGACGTCCGTCCCGACGGCGCCCATCGAAAGTCGTGGATTTTATTCACCGGAGGCGAGCCGGGTCTCCAGATCGACCCTCCTCTTCTTGAGACGCTCACCGCCAAGTGTAACGACCCCCGGTACAGTGTCGAGACGAACGGGACGGTCGACATCCCATTCGGTACGTCGCAGCACTGGATTTGTGTGTCCCCGAAATCGGCGTGGCACACGATTCGTCAGCGCACCTGCAACGAACTCAAGCTGGTCCGGTCCGAAGGCCAACAGCTTCCCGATCTCGATGACACTCCGATCTCCGCAAAACACCAGATCGTCTCGCCGGCGTGCCAGCCCGACGGATCGTATCGGCATGCCGACCTGTCGTGGTGTGTCGAACTCGTCAAACAAAACCCCGACTGGCGGCTGTCGCTCCAAACGCACAAACGACTTGGTGTTCGGTAATCCTGTCGTTTCACCGACAAACGGAGGAACCGTTATGTATCCAACCGAACCTGCGGAAACGTCGCTGTCGACTAAGACCAGGGACCAACTGCCAGACGCGACGACGATTGCTCTCGAGGGAATCATCGACGCTGTCGTCCCGGAGACCGACGCCGACGCACGGCATTTCTGCGCCGACGACCGAGACGGTCGAACTCGACTGTGGACGATCGTTCGAACCGACTTTCCGTACCGCGATCTGCTCGAAACCGGATATGACAAACGGAATGTCCGGCACACGATCGCGACGGACCCAGCAGACGTCGGGCTCGAAGACGTCGATAGTTCAAATGTCGACAAGATCGGGTTCCTCGTGCACCCGAATCCCCTGCTGTACATCCGGTTTCTCGACGACGACGGCACCTACGTGTACCGCGAAGTCGAGGAAGATGTATGGACCAATTTCTGTTACGCTGATTCAAAGGGTCGATACGTCCACGAGAAGATCAAAGGCCACCACGATTTCGTCAAAGTCCCTGACCTCGACCAGGCCGATACCGATGGATGATACACTTGGCAATGTTACAAAGTCCGGGGTCGAGTCGCTCCTCCGGTACGTCGAGGGTGTATCGTCGCACAAACAACTCCGGGAGGGCCTCCAGGATACCCCCGGCCGGGTCCTCGACGCGTACGCCGAACTTTGTAGTGGATACGACAAAGACCCGGAGAAGATCCTCGATACAACGTTCGGTCTCGACGATGCGCCCGCTTCCTCCGAGTACGACGGCCTTGTCGCCCTCAAATCGACCGAACTGTATTCCCTTTGTGAACACCACCTTCTTCCTTTTGTAGGCACTGCAAGCCTCGCGTACATCCCCGAGGATGACGCCGAGGTTGTCGGCCTGTCGAAGCTCGCCCGGCTCGTTGACGCATACGCAAGGCGTCTCCAGTGCCAGGAGCGTCTGACGTCACAGATTGCAGACGCAATTATGGAACATCTTGACGCCCGGGGGGCGATCTGTGTGATCAAGGCCGAGCACCTGTGTATGCGAATGCGGGGCGTGAACAAATACGCCAGCGAGATGGTGACGTCCGTGCTTCGTGGAAACATCAAAGACGACCACGCCGCCCGCGATGAGGCCCTCGAGGTGCTCGACGTCCGGGACTGATATATAACACCGAGGAGCGTACAATGCCCGAAAAATCGTACCCACAGTACAAGGCCGACATTCTTACAAACTTCCGCGAGATGGTCGGCCTGTCGCGGGCCGAACTTGCGACGTCGTCGCTTCTCCAACAGAAAGTCGACGAACAGGTAGACGCCGATCGGAAGTGGACGACAAGTGTCCTCGTCAAGGCCGAGAACGGAAAACAGCTTACCCCGAAGCTCGGCGTCCATGAGCTAATGGTCGTGCTCGATGCGGCCCAGATGGTCGCTCGACGGAAACTCGAACGGGGCACCCGAAACGCCGATGAGTGACGACGACCGACCACCGTGGGCGAGGCGGGACGACGAGACCGACGCACAGTGGATGGGATTCAAGAAGTTCCGCGACGTCGGTCTCGGGAGAACCATTGAAGAGGCTTGGGCTGAGTATGCGCGCAAGCGAGGGCTCAAATCGGAACGGGCGCCGTCACACTTCCATGAGTGGAAAGACGAAAACGACTGGCTTGAACGGGCGGCCGAGTGGGACCGATACCAGGATCGGCAATACCGGGCGGACATCGAAGAGGCGCGGCGCGATGCGACCCGGAAACTCGCCGATCGTGCGTCCAACGCCGCCCTGCTTCTCGCCGCGAAGGCGACTGGTCGACTGAAACATTTCCGCAAACAGCTCCCCAACGACATCGACATTGAGGATTTTGATGCGACCCAACTCAACGCAATTCGGGACCTCCTCGACCGGATCGGGGCCGACGCGGCGAAACAACTGATCGTCGGCGGGGACGTCGAACACAAGCACGACCACGAACATGACCACGAAGGGAGTATCGCCGGCGCGCTCGAACAAGAGATCGTCGAAGCGTTCGCGGACCGGTACCGACAAATGGACGACCGCGACGTCGAAAAGCGCGCCGGAGAACTTGAAGCGATGGAGGCGGAGTTCGACGAGTCTTTGTCCCAGACCGACCCGACAAAGGCCGATGGCATCGACGACCGAGACGACTAAATCCGATGTGATCCGGTCGGAAGGGGGCTGGGCTGATATGGGCCAGAAGTCACTTCTGCGGTTCACCGTGTACACTTTTCGAGAAGGCCGATATCGCGTTCACTGGCATCACCAATACAAGGCCGCCGCGCTCGAATTGTGGGCCGACAAGTCGTTTCCGATCCTCAACCGTCTCGCGCTAAGCGAGCCGCCCCGACACGGGAAAACGATGCTCGCGTCGGTCCACCTCCCGGCGTGGATTCTCGGTCGGCACCCGTCCGAATCGGTGATCGCAGCAAGCCGCGATGCGCGATATGCAAAACGGATTTCGCGAAAAGTCAAGCAGGTAATCAAAGAGCCGACGTACGGTCACCTGTTCCCCCGGACGAAGATCCCGACGAAACACGTGCGATCAAACGAGCGAGAGCAGTTCAAGAATACGGCGAAGCACTGGCAGATTGTCGGCCACGGAGGGGAGTACGAAGCGTTCGGAGCGACTCAGGGGATCAGTGGGGTCGGGGCGGAGTGGCTGCTTGTCGAAGACCCGTATCCGTCGCGCGAGAAGGCCGAATCGACGGCGTACCGGAATCAGGTCAACCAATGGTACGACGATGATCTCCGGCCGCGCCGGGAGTCGACGCTCGCGACCGACAAAGACCTGTCGTCGATCCTGATCATTCACACCCGGTGGCACCAGAACGACCTGATCGGCCACGTGATATCGAAGGCCAGAGAACACGCGGAGACCGACGATTACGTGTGGCTAAATTTCCCCGGAATCCGGATGGACGGCAATTCGGTCGGCATCGAGTTTGCCGGTCAATCGCAGCTGCAACGACGCAAGATCCTCGAGGCGTTTGACGCCAAGGGGATCCCGGTCGACTATGAGCACGAGACGCTGATCGACCCCCGCGAATACGATGAAGCGCTCTGGCCCGACCGACGCGACGCCGGAGATTACATTGCCGAGCGCAAAACCAACACTCGGAAGTTCTGGTCGCTCGACCAGGGCCAACCGACCCCTCCCGGAGGAGCGATCTTCGAGAGGGAGTGGTTCGAATCCGACGACCCCGACACCGACCTTCGTCGATGGGACTACCTGCCGGGCAGCGGGGAGTACATCTGGACGATGGATCCGAAACATGGCTCAAAAGAGCCGGAATCGTCGGAGGTGGTCGTCCAGCTGTGGTACCGACCGGAGGATCAAGCGTCGGCGTATTTCGTCGCGGAGCGGCGCGGCCGTTGGTCGGAGCCCGAGACCGAGGAGCACCTCCTCGAGCTCGCCGACGACCCGCTATGGGCACGGGCCGACGCGAAATACATCGAGCCGGAGGGCGACGGACAAGCGATCATCGACAACCTTCAAAGTGAAATCCCCGGACTCCAGGCGATCGACACCGACAAGGTACGGCGGGGGAAGAAGGCCCGAGCTCGGTCGATCGCGCGGTACGTCAAGAGTGGTCAGGTACTTTTGCCGCCGACCAAGGTCTACGATGACGCACCGTCCCTTGTCGATCAGCTGATCAAATTTCCCGGCGCCGAGCACGACGACCGGGTCGATTGCTTCTGCTACGCCGCGGACTACTTGCTCCGCGACCGCGACGACGATACGGATGGAGGGAGTTACCTCGATCAGTACCCCGACGCTCGGGACGCCCTCCGATGAGTGACGACAGCGACCGATCAAGTGCTGCTGCAACGCACACTGACGCCGTCACCAATCTTGCCTCCGGGCTTGGCACCGGCGGCGAGGATCGACACGTCCACACCGATCCGTCGGCGAGCGAAGTCCTCGACAAAGACGATATCGACGCGTGGTATGAGACCGGACGGTTCGCACCGAAGATCATCGACCGACCGGCCCGTGATTCGGTCGGCGACGGGCCGAAAATCAAGGTCGGGGACGACGAGGTACTGAGCGACCGACTCGACGAGCTCGAGGTCAAACGGAGCCTGTACGATGCCGCCCGGTGGATGCGATTGACCGGCGGAGCGGGGGGGCTGATCGTCACAGACGACGCGAATCCGTGGTACAAGCCGGTCGACGACAAGACGTACTCCGAGGTCAAAGCGTTCCAGGTGTTCGACGCCTGGGAGCTGACTCCGATGGCCTGGATCGACGATATCGATGACGCCGATTACGGAGAGCCGGCGTTGTACGCTTTTCATCCCGACGACCGCGGAGCGACCGCGGCGACCGACGATATCAGCCCAGACGAAGCCCTCCATCGGAAGCGCCTCGTCTGTTGGCACGGACGGCGGCTTCGGTCGGGCCGTCGCGACCTGTACGACGATTGGGGCCAGCCGGTCCTCGATCGGATCCAAGAGCCGCTTAAAGACCTCGAGGCGGCGATTTCTTCGGGAACGAGCGCGGCGCACCGGTTTCAGCAAGACGTGATCAAGATCCGCGATTTGGCAGAAAAACTTGCAACCGACGAGGGCCGACGCCAGCTCGAAGCGCGGAGCGACCTGATGGAAATCACGCAGTCGTTCCTCCATGCCGTCCTCCTCGATGCCGACGGCGAGGAATACGAATCGAGGACGACCGAGTTCAGTTCGCTCGTCGACCTGATCAAAGTTCTCCAGGAAGATCTATCCCTGGCCTCGGAGCAGTCGTTGACGGTCCTGTTTGGCATGACTCCCGAGGGGCTTTCGTCAAACGACGAAACCGGCAAAGAATTGTACTACGATTACCTCCGGCAGATCCGAAACGAACAGCACGAGCCGGCGCTCCGTCGGTTGTGCTACCAGCTTTTTCGAGAAGACCAGTCCGAATTTGCCGAGGTCCCGGAATTCGAGATCGAGTGGCCGTCGCTCGAGACGCCGTCGGAGGCCGAAGAAGCGGACACCGAATTGAAGCAGGCAAAACGCCATCAGGCCGATATCGCGAACGGCGTGATCTCCCCCGAGGAATCTAGGAAGCTCCGGTACCAAGATCTCGCGACCGACCAAGCACAGGACGATCCGGGCGCCGCCGAGCTCGACACGCTCGTTGAAGAATACATGTCCGACGACGAGAGCGCCGGAATATACCCGGACCAGGACGGAGAGCAGGAGCAACGACGGGACGCCAACCCGGAAGCTCTGCAAAAGGCATTTCCAGCGCTGAAAGGTGCGACGCCGATCCTTAAACGGGTATTCGTTGACGCCTATGAGCGACGCGACAGCGACCTTGCCCTCGACGTTTTGCGTCAGATCCAACGAGGCGACCGCCAGGACGCGACCCGGCCCAAGGAAGACCCGGCGGTCGAGGCGTCCGACTTCGAGCCGGAGAAACAACGGAAAGGCGATGTAGGCTACGTCAACTCCTCACCGGGCGACGAGACGTGCGAGGACTGTGGCTGGTACCAGGAGGCCGGGCAAGGCGAGGAGACCGCCTCGTGCGGGATTGTCCGCGGCGGTATTGCTCCGTCCGGTTGGTGCCGGCTGTGGGGGACAGTGTCGCTCGCTCCGGAGCTTGCGCGCGACGGAGATCAAGGCGACGGGACATGACCTCTTCGGTCGATCGGATCACACCGAACCGGATCGGGGACGCAATCCATCGCGACGCCTTCGACAAGAACGCGGTCCGGCAGCCGACGCAAATCGAGGGCGACTACGCGGATTACCTCAAATCGCGGGTCGACTGGGTCGGCGAGCGTCTCAAGAAGGCTGTCGATCAATTCCTAACCGAAGGTCGGAAAAGTGACATCGAGCAGCGGGCCGACTCCCGACGGGTCGACGCCGCCAAAGGCAAAGACGTCGCCGACTGGATGGCGACGATCCGGGCAACAAAAACTGGGATTGGTCGCGACCGCGACGACGACGAGATCGAAAATCGCGTCCGACGGACCGCCGAGCAGGCATCGAGGTTCAACATGCAGCAGCAACGACGGGTCTTCGCCGGCCTCGCCGGCCGGGACCCGGTCGACACGGACCGGACCGGACAACTCCTCGACGAGTTTTCCGAGAAAAACATCGACCTGATCACCGGACAGGACGGCCTCGAGGACCGAGCGCTTAAGCAATCCGAGGCCGACGTTGTCGAAGCGCTCCGTGAAGGCAAACGCCCGTCGGAGCTTTCCGATATTGTCGAGGAGCGGCTCGGCGTTGCCCGGAGTCGAGCCGAGCTAATCGG